CACTAACATAATCCTTGTAAAGTACAGAAAAATCATCACCCTTAGAAAATACTATGAAATCCACGTCATATTTAAGACCAGCCTGCTCATTTATATAACGGTTGTACATTGCCATTCTTATGGTATTACATAAAGTTGTATCACAGTCTCCTGAAAATACGGTTCCCAGAACATAGTAAGTAATCAGTGTTTTCAGGTGTTTTCCTTCTCTATATTTTACCTTCATTTCTTTATAATAAGTATTTGCTATTTTTCTGAAAGCTTTCTTATCCACGTGATATACCTTATCCTCAACCTGTTTATAAAGGTATCTATCTATAGCTTTTAGTGTTATATCTTGAGTATTATCGAAAGCTGATCCATCTCCTTCAACTACTTTACAAAATCCCCGCTCTTTATATTGATTAATCTCTTGTGCAATTTGTGTTAGATTTTTATTGCCACAGTAACCTTTAAGTTTCTTAGCACATATTTCTTCTAGTTGCCATGTGACAGGTCCCATAATGTACTTAAATAGCTGAGGTATAGAACAAACCATTCTAGGTTTACCATCAAATTCTTGGATTTCTGCTTTACATATAGCTTGATATGCCTCTGATAATGCATCCTGTATTTGTTTTGTAGTGTAATTAACTAATTTTTCAGGTTGAGTAAAATAGTAATGAACTATCTCTAATTCCTTTTGTTTTGCATAGTTTAGGTGATTATACCATTGTGAAAAATCATAACTAAAATGCTTGAGATCTTCTCCAATTTCTTCATCTATTTTATTTTGAGCGAACTTTATAAAGTCTTGCACAATTTTTGGATCAGGCGTAGGTGCTAGTTTCATTTGTCTCTTAGTGGCAGCAAATAATGTTTGTTTGTTATTACCATATACTATTGGTGGTTCTTCAATATTTTTACCTATTACTTTATTAAACGCTATTTTTTGAGGTTGTTTATCATTGATATCTTTAACTAATATGTTATTTAAGGTTTGTAATTTAAGTTGTAATGGTGGTGGTAGAGTTTCTATAGCTACGTAATGTGTGTAATTATTTTTTTTCGATAATTCAAGAAGTGCAGGATCATGAATAGTGCAAAGTAATCTTGGAAATCCATAATTTTTTTTAGCAATATATTTATTTCCTTTTTTTTCTATAAATTGAGCTTTCTCTAACATTTTCATTATTCTTTTTTCATTAAAACTTAAGTCGGTAATATATAATTTTCTCAATATAGGGTGAAAAAATGAAGTAGTTCCATAATCAAGTGAGCTATTTGGCTTAGCGTGCTTTTCTATATATGGTGTGATGTAAGTAAAACGATGATCCTGCAAATCAGGGTATTCATTGTTGACCTTTACTGAAAATACTTGCTTTTAAACTTGCCCTCTAAAGAGGGTTCATCTTCTTTAATTTCTATATCCTGTTGAGTTGAGAAGAGGAAATCAATTATTTTATCTAAGAAATCTAATGAATTTTTTGTCTTGAGTTTTGTTTCTTTATTTTTTAAAGCATTGATTGCTTTGGCCAATGA